CTACTCTGTTGAGAGTAACCTGTGCTACAGCAACCATACCATGGTATGGCTCGCTACGAGCTTCCCAGTAGATGTTCCTAGCAAGACAATCCAGGTCACGCCTAAGCTGTCTCATATCAACAGATGGTTGCTTTACTGTTGTGTTAATAATCTCGATAGTTTCTGCGCCTACTACTTTTACTGCTGGTACTTTGACATTACCAGTGACTGCAATTATTCCGTATGCTACCAGCCACGCTCCTAGAAAAAATGTTACTAATCTTACCCATTTGGTTAGATTTTGTTTCATGTTTCTCTCCTATCTTACCGCATTCAATATTTAAAAGCGAGTCGGATGTAAGTTAACAACTGCTATTATACTATAATATTGGGTTATAATCAATTTTTTTGGTATAAATACATGTTATGCCAGCAATATGTAGAGTAGGGGATAGTTTATCAACCGGTCATGGATGTGATACCACAACAACCATTGCCGCCCCAAACACCGATGGCACTGTGCATGCCAATAACATTGACATTATAGTAGTAGGTGCTCCAACTGTGTCTCATTTAATAGATGCCGGGGACTGTGTACCACACGTGGCATTTTTAAATGCTGGGTCTGGTAGTGTTTTTATCAACGGTATTAGCGTAGGGCGTATCGGTGACAGTGCTGATGCTGGTGCTATGATAAGCGGCTCGCCTACTGTGTTCGCCGGCGGGTAAGTTAAGGCTTAACTATTTCTAAACCTGTTGTGGTCTTGATGTAGTGTGTTTTAATTTGGTCAATACACTCGGCAATCATAACAACATGATTTTTTTGAATAGACGCACTGGTGTCTGGATCTGCTGTAAACAGTGATTGAATTAATCCTACGCCTTGCTGTCCAGGCACTACATTACACGACTTCTCGACATTATAATGATCTGTTGTTTCACTTGCAATCTTTGCAACTATCTCTTCACCAGTGATTAGTTTTAATGCGCAGATTTGTCCTTCCCATTTACTATTTTGTACTAGCATGTTAACCCTCCTTGAGGTTATTGAAAAACTCTTGTGATTGACCTGCTAAGCCATTGTAGCCACCAGGTAGTAATTGATCGTCGATATAAATCTGAGGAACTGTACGTAACCCAGCCTCAACGATACGTTTTCTTGCATTTGAGTCCTGTTCGATGTTTATCTCTGTGTACTCGATGTCGTTAAGTTCTAGTAATGCTTTGGCCCTTGTGCAATAAGGACAGTTGTTTTTTGAATATACTGTTATCATTTGTTCTCTTTTGTTTCTAGTATTGTAATTCTTTTGTCGAGTTGATGTATTTCTTCGTTGATCTCTGCTTTAACTCTAGCACTGCCGCCACTAGGCACAATTTTGCCATCTGGTGTTACCAACAGCATCATCTTGTATTCTAGTATTGCTAGTTTTTCTTCTTGTTCATTGATAGTTGTAAACAGCCATACTATAAGACTCATAAGGACAGGAATCAGATAGCCAGCTACTTTACTAAAATCAAAATTCATTACAAGGTGAATCCGTTAAACGTGTCTGAGTCTACGTCCTGTTTAGTACCACCAATCACATAACTGCTGATTTCTGTTTCTTGTGGCGCCACCTGTACCTCTGCACCCGCAATCCATTTTTGTGTCCAAGGTAATGGGTTACTACCTGTTTTAATACCACAACTAAGTCCTACTGCTGTCATACGCTTACAGGTTAACCAATCAATATACTGGCACAATAGTTCTGTGTTTAGTCCAATCATACTACCGTCTTTGAACAAATATTCTGCCCAGTTTTTTTCTTGTGAAGCGGCGCCAAGGAACATCTTTTCACATTCCTCTTTGGTTTCTTCTCGGATCTTAACAAAGTCTTTGTCGTCTTGAGGTAATATTTTAAGTAGTGTTTGTGTACTGCCCAAATGTACGTTTTCATCACGTGCAATCAATTTGATAATTTTAGCATTGCCTTCCATCTTCTTAAGTTCAGCAAATGCCCAACTGCAAGCAAACGATACGTAAAAACGTATACCTTCTAGTGCATTCACACTGTTTAAGCATAACCATAGTTTACGTTTTAGTTCATAACGATCAACCACAACTTCCTTGCCATTGACCTTATGTTTGCCTACACCAAGTAAGTTGTAGTACTGCACACTTTCAATCAAATCATCATAGTAGTGACTGATGTCTTTGGCGCAATCAACGATCTCTTTAATATCACGTAACCCATCAAACACTGTGCTTGGGTCACTGTACACATTACGAATAATATGTGTATAACTACGACTGTGTATTGTTTCATTAAATGCCCAAGTCTCAATCCAAGTTTCCAACTCTGGGATGGTGGCAATAGGCAGGAATGCTAGATTAGGTGAGCGTCCTTGTACACTATCTAACAAGATCTGCCTTTTAAGATTGCTGGTGAAGATATGCTTTTCATACTCAGTAAGTTCTTTAAAGTCTTTTGCATCACGCATAACATCAACTTCTTCAGGTCTCCAAAAGAAACCCAACTGCTTGTCTGTTAACTTGTCAAATTGACGATACTTTAGTGTGTCAAATCTCTGTATTGCCGGAGTACCTGCTTCGTCTAGGAAGGCAAGTGACTTGGTATGATCTTTATTATTTTTAGTATTGAATACGCTCATGTTTTCTCTCTTAAATTACACAACTTTCGCAATCTTCTTGATCATCTAATATCTCAAGTTCTTGCTGTTTTGCTTCGCCTAGTTCTTCTACTGAGTACTCACCTTGTCCATCGTATGTGTTAAAGTAGTACAACTGCTTCAATCCATACTTGTAACACATTAATAAGTGTTGCAACATTGACGACATTGGAATCTTCTCATCATCGTAGTGTTGTGGATTGTAAGATGTATTTACACTAATACCTTGGTCAATATACTTTTGTAATACACTGCATAACTTAATATAACCTTCTGGGGTAGTCTGATCCCACAGTAGTTCATAACGGTTCTTTAGACGCCTATATTCAGGTACAACCTGCTTCAAATGGCCGTGTTTTGAGCCTTTAATGCTTACAAAACTGCGTGGCGGTTCAATACCGTTAGTAGCATTACTAATCTGCGCACTTGTCTCTGCAGGCATTAGTGCCATTAGTGTTGCATTGCGTTGACCTGTGCGTTTGATTTGTTCTCGTAGTTCTTTCCACGGCATACGTTCTTGGTGCTTAACCAATTCATCAACATCCTGTTTGTATGTGTCAATAGGTAAACGACCTTGTGCAGATTTTAAATCGTTCCATCTAGTACATGCGCCTTGTTCTTCTGCTAAGTCTGCAGAAGCCTTGATCAAATAGTAAGACCAGGCTTCTGCGTACTCATCTACCAGCGGCAATGCCTCTGGGTCACTATAACTTACATCATTTTTAGCCAAGAAATAAGCAAAGTTAATGATGCCTATACCTAAAGGTCTAAACTCTTCTGTGGCTTTACGGGCCGCTTTGATTGGGTATCCTTGATAACTCAGAAGTGCGTCTAGTCCTCGTACTGCCAACTTACACATTTTCTCAAAGTCATGTGGGCTTTTTACATTGCCCCAATTGATCGCTGATAAAGTACACAGGGCGATCCTACCATCCTCGTCATTGACATCGTTCAATGGTACAGTTGGTAAATCTATTTCTGCGCAAAGGTTACTCATCTTCACAGGCGCGATCTTTTCATCGAACGGTGAGTGCGTATTAGCGTGATCCACGTTCTGTAAATAAATTCTTCCAGTGTCTTTGCGTTCCTGCATAAACCTACTAAACAGATCTGCTGCCTTGTAGGTCTTCTTCCTCAGTTTGGTATTGCGTTCTGCTCTCTCGTATAGCTCTTTGAATTTGTCTTGATCATTGAAAAACGCATCATACATCTCTGGTACATCATGCGGACTAAACACAGTAATGTCTCCATTTGTGATTAGTCTTTCATACATTAACTTATTAAATTGTACGCCATAGTCCATTTGACGCACACGATTATCCTCTGTGCCTTTGTTGTTTTTAAGAACCAAGAGGTCTTCGATTTCATAGTGCCATATTGGATAATAAAGTGTTGCGGCACCATTTCTTACACCGCCCTGACTACAACTTCTTGTAGCAGATTGGAATAACTTGTAAAAAGGAGTCACACCTGTGTGGTATGCATCACCTTTGCGTATCGGTGCACCTAGCGCACGTATACGTCCTGCACCAATGCCAATGCCTGCACGTTGAGAAACATACTTAACAATGCTGGCTGTGGTTGCATTAATACTGTCTAAACTATCATCTGTTTCAATCAATACACAACTACTGAACTGTTTTTGTGGTGTGCGCACACCTGCCATAACTGGTGTAGGCAAACTCACATCAAAATTACTAACGGCATCATAGTAATCGTGTACCCATTTTAGCCTGGTGTCCTTGGGATAGTCCTGGAACAGTGTTGCGGCTATTAACATGTAAGCCATTTGTGGTGTTTCAAACATCTCACCAGTAACACGATTTTGTACAAGATACTTGCCACGCCATTGTTCCATAGCAACATAGGTGAATGTTTCATCACGCTCATGCTTTATGTAACTGTTTAATTTCTCCCACTCATCTGCATCGTATGCTTCCAGTAGACCGCGATCATAAAAACCACTTTCAACATTATGTTCTACCAACTTTAACAATGGCCATGGTGTATAGTCACCGTACACTTGTTTACGTAGATGGTAGTTGATTAGTCTGCCAGCAACATACTGGTAATTTGGAGTTTCTTCTGAAATCAAATCAGCGGCACTTTTGATAAGTGTTTCCTGTATGTCGCCTGTTTTGATACCAGTATAAAATTGGATGTGGCTTTTTAGTTCTACTTCACTTGCACTTACACCTGTGATTCCTTCAGTTGCCCACATAACAACCTTGTGCATTTTTTCAATGTCTAGTTCTTCTTTGATTCCGTTTCTCTTGATTACTTGAATCTGTGTCATTCTTGCCTCGTTATTGTTGTTCTAGTTTTAGTTCAGTTGCCTCATAGCAACATGTTTGTATTAATGTTTCTGCAATATCAGTTTTATTTAATATCTGATTATCAATCAAATTAAGTACATATTTTCCTTGATCCAAATAGGCTATACAATATTGATAACCGGTTTTAGAGTCCTTGTAAACGTGTACTTCAGTATCTAAATTCTGTCCGTGCTCGCTAAGATTTAAAGTATACACTATACCGAGCACTTTAGCAAGATCACAATAGTAGTTATCTATAATTAAATCCCATGCATTTGGCCAACTTGCAGGATTGTTGATGTCCAAATAAAAAGCAGTCCATGGACAGGACTGCCAGAAATCTACTGTTTCTTGTAATGCTTCTTCCAATGGAAGTTGGTCGATCTTGTATCTGAAATTTTTCCAGCACTTCAGTCTAGAAGCACTAGTTTGTAACTTGAACATCTATTAACTAATAAATTGATTGATTGCGTATTTAAATGTGCCTGTGCCTGAATCCAAACTACAGGTTAAACTGTTTCCGTTTGCGTATAAATTTGCCTTTATACTGACTGTTGTTTCTGTGAAATTGTCGTTAAAATTGTTATCGGTTCCATTGGTACTAAACTGTAGTGTACCAAATCGTCTTGCTGAACTGTTGCTGATTTCGTAGTTGATTTCTCCAGCAGTGTTAGCAACAAAACTGGAAATAACAGGAGAGTCAGTGCTAACACTTGAGCTACGTGC